TCACCACCATTATTCTGGACGAACTCACTATCTTCTATCTCGTCCAATGGTATTGACATCTCTGCCGTTATACCTGTTGGTGGTGCTTTGCCAATATAAATTGCAGGCTTTTTATCTGATGTAAGAACCCAGCTGATATTAGCTGCTGTCTCACCGTCTGTAACTCTTTCACCAACAGCACGAGGCAATAGAGCCTGCCCCGTATCCGACAGTGTCGTTACCTTGCACCAAATCTCTCTAGCTCTTTTGTACTCAGGATATTCAAACTCATCATTGTATCTTTCGATGACTGTTCCTAACCCAATGTTCTGATCAATTGATCTGTGGATTGCATAGTGCGTTTTACTATCTGCATTCTTCGTGGCAAATCGATTACCTTTAAACGTAACAGGCACCTCGAAGTCTGTACCTTGATAGATTACAGCTTCTGTTTCGCCAAAGTCTAAGTAAGCACCTTGGGTGTAATACTCAAAGCCACGTCTCCACCTTGTCCAAGTGCTTTCGTAATCGTACTGCTCAATGACACTACGAGTGTAAGTAGATCCAAACGAACGAACGGACGGGTACGTACCAAATGCTTTGGTGCCCCGTCCTTTATTTACTTGCTTATTGACACCGCGAACGCCTGATACGTCAAACTTACCAAAGCCGTTCTGTTTCCTAGGCATCGATCAATAGAATCCGCCTTGTGCTCCGATGATGGGAGCATCGCTGGTATTCACTGCACTAACACTTTGAATAGTGACCCAAAGAGTTTTACCACGTGGAACGTAGAGAGCATTGAAGTTTGCTGCGGTACCTGTATGTGGCATAGGTGCCAGGATCTTTGGAAGCTCTGTTGATGAGGTCAAAACTCCTGCTGTGCCAGCGCTTTCAACCTTTCCCAGATAAATTGCTTCTGACGGACGTAGATAGTCTGTCGATGAACTCAGATAAAACAGAACTGTATATTGCGTAGATGTGGATGTACGTGCAATCACATACAAATCTTCGACAATACCACCATCATTAGCAGTGCAATCAACAAGCACAGCAGATTGGTTTGTGCCCTCAATATCAAGCGAGGTGTCAGAACCAGACGTAAGCGTGTTACCTGGAACTGCATTATGAAACACCCTATCGACCAGAAGGGGTTGCTTATTTGTTGCGGTTGTTGCCATTACTTCTTACCTTTCTTAATTGGTGCGGGTGGATCAATTTGTGTCAGCGGTTGCATCAAAGGAACGCCCTGTCCTGGAGTTGTTGGATCAATAGCGCCAGGCATCAATGCTGGGCTACCTACAGGACCCATGAATTGACTAGAGAACAGTCCTTTCTGACTTGCCTCCATACCCAGACGCATACCTTCCATAGGCTCTTCTGTATTAGGAGAGGGCTGCATCTGCATGTTGTAAGGCTGTTGGTTACGTCCTTGTCCAACAGGATTGAACTGCATCAAACCTGATGGCTGAACCATCATTGGATTGACAATACCTGTCCCCATTTGAGGATATGACTGACGATGATCGCCATAGATGCTGTCTGATTCAATCGGAGGTGCAGAAAAATCCGTAACGTTCATCGGATTATTATTCTGCGGACCGCCTGGCATCACTGCATTTTGTTGTGCAATCTTGAACCTATTCGGATCAAGCATCCGTGCATTTTGTTCTTTGTTTGCCATTACGCAAGACTCCCAGTTACAGAACGATCATTAAGGCTGTACCCAGCATTGCTAGCTGCTCGTGCGTACATATTGAGACGCTCGTCCAGTGCTTTAGTTTGGAACTGTTCCGGGTCTTTCTGACTTGACTTTGTTGCAGAGGTTCCAAGCTCTACGTTTCCAGTTGTATTAACCGGACTTTCAACAGGCATATTTGCAACAGAGCTACGTGACTGATAGCCAGTATCTCGTGCTACTTGAGAAGCAATACCTTCAACATGAGGATTAGCACCTGCTTGACGCATAGCATTCTGTGCATCAATTGCATCCTGCCGTCTATCACGACCCATCGTGATTTTTTGTGTCATAACTCTGATATGAATAGCCTAAATCTATTCTAGTTTATCTCCAGTTAGTACGTAGTACTATTCGTGCCCCGACAGCAGTATCAGCAGGACCAGGCACAGCCATAATGAACTCACTACCAGCACGATCGAACGCATACCGACGTACCTCAGGACGACGATAATTAGCCACGTACAAAGTCTCAGCAAGTCGATCACACTCACGAAGATAGATCTCACGGAAATATTCATCACCTTTCAATGGGTCTGACTGAGAGATTGTCCTCTGCACGTCACCTGAAATGATCTCTTGACGTGAGAAATTGACGATGCCCTCGCCTTCACCCAGAATGTCATCTGGTAAGTAAGCACTGACCTTCCATGCATTATCACAACGCTTTAGGTGATACACAATTTCGTTGTACCAAAGCTCATCAGGCACCAATGACATCGCCTCTTCTAGACGTGCTCTGTCACCAGCAGGTAGTTGAGCACCAGCGTTATAGCCAAGGTGGAATCTGACTTTAGATTTTAGATAATCGTCTAGTTCCATTAGCCAAGCTGCGATGGGTTGGAATAAATATCTGTCAGGATCGCTGCAAGCTGCCTTTCGTCTGTATCTGTCAGCTCTCCAGTAGCTTGGATTTTGCCAAGCAGTTGAGCAGCAGGATTGTTCTGCTTCATCATTGCTGCAGTACCAGCACCAAGAGCTCCACCAAGGATTGCTCCGGTCAGACCACCAGCAGCACGGAAGCCAGGTTTAATCGGATTAGCCCTACGACCACGTACGGCATTAACGGCGCGACCAAGATTATGTGGAACTGTTCCTGCTGTAGCGCCAAGTAAAGCACCACCGATAGCTCCACCAGTACCAAGCATATTAATTGCTTGTTGTTTCTCTTGCTCTTCTTGGGCAGCTTTAAATAGGAGTGCTTCTTCTAAGCTCAGCATTCTCTTACAGCAATACTACAACTAGTTTAACTAATAAAGATCAAGTCTTCTTCAATCAGCTGTTCCCAATTGACGCGAGGAATATTTTCAAGTTGCTTGAGGTTGGCGAAACGCTCACCACTCAGTGACATTCGTAGTTCAACAATGCGCTTAGCTGTTGCATAGCCCACACCAGGCAGGCGTTTTGCAATCTGCTCTGCAGGTGCAGTGTTGAGATTCAGTCGAGTATCTTCAATAGGTACAACGGTTTCTGGCAGTTGCTCTTCTGGTTCAGGAGCAATCTGTGGAGCTTCAATCTTGGAAAGACGACCTTTCTCACGATCGTATGGAACAAGAGACTCCAGATTTACGTATGCAATATTGCCGCCAGCATCTCTGACCATGGCATACTCTTTATCATGCTTGTTGATAAACTCAACGAGTTTGCCAGTCTTTGTATCTTGAAATAGATTACTCATTACTTATAAAACCGTACCCCATTATTATAGACACAAAAAAAGCGCCCCCTTAGGAGCGCCTTTGTTTGGGACAAAGTATCAATAACCTTGACCAGCTTCCACCTTATAAGGCAGGTGGGTGTCATCGGGATCAGGAGCAGCAGCGTCGATGTAGTAGCAAACCTCAACGAGCACGGCAGCTTGGCTGTCGGGATCGATAACGGTGAGGTCAGCACTGTTGGTGATCGTGATGGTTGCACCAGCAGCTTCAGCAGACACGGTCGTGAAACCGTCGAAAGCAGTGGATGCACCATTGACATCGAATGCACCGTCAGTGGCAGCCAGGGTGGCTTCCAAAGTCGCCTGAGACAGACCGTCGATTGCGATGGCACCAGCGCCAACGGTTTCGATGTTGTCTGCGTTGATCGCAGTGCGATAGACGGTAGCGCCAGCGGGGACAGTCACAGGCTTGTTCAGCCGGGGCTTGTCATCGGGACGCAGGTCGGGGGATTGGATCTCAGGATCCAGACCGGTGTTAGCAGTCACAGTGCCTTCGATGATTGCAGCACCGACGACCTGATAGAACTCAACACCAGGGATTGCATATACACCTTGATCGCGATAAGCGTTCAGGTGAGCAACGTAGTTACCGGGAAAAATTACGGACATTGTTAGTTACCTCCTATCAATAAACGAAAGAGTAACCAACCGTGATGAAGTCCTTATTCAGCACTTCAAAACCGGCGAACAGACTCCAGATCATGATGATGAATCGTGAGAAGTCATCGTTGTTGTTCAGGAGAATCTGAGCGTTGTTGCCACCAATACCCACACCGACAGCCTGAGGACCGAAGAAGATCAGCTGGCTAGCGCCGTAATCGGCAGCACCGGCAGCGGCATCTTCAACCACAAGGTTGTAAGAAGTCTCGGGAAGGTTGGTGGATTCAAACCAGCGGACGCCCTCGAAGAGGAAGCCGGTTGGCATGACGGGCTGACCAGCAACGAAGCCGGCTTGACCGTAGGCGGGACCCATGCCTTGGTAGAAGTTGGCGTTGGGTGCCATGTTGGGCTGCATGGGATTAATCATCCCTTGGCCCGGATAGCGAGCAATCTCGCGGAAGTCAGAGTTCTGACGCAGGTGCATCATCGCGGTCGGATCCACGATGCAGCGGTAGTAGCCATCAGCGAACGTCGGGACGTTGCGCTTACGCATATCCTTGACGACTTCGAGAAGGTCAGTGGTGACGTCGAACTTGGCGGATTCACCAGCGGCGTACTCAACGCCAAGGGTGCCGGAACCAGCGTCAGCTCCTTTGACCTTGCCACCAGGCAGGTAGTAACCACCAGACTCGTTAGAGGCAGGACCGTTTGCTTCTGCTTTCAGCAGTTCGTTAGCAAACACCCGGTCACGCCAGCGGCGGTAGTCATCCAACAGGGTCAAGGAACCGATGCTTTGGTGGAAGACGTTCAGGTTGCCGGTATCAAGCAGCAAACGCTGAGCGGTAATCAGGGTCTCACGTGCAACTTTGAAGGTCGAAGGCTGGGCGCTGTCACGAGTATCGGCGGGGCCGGTGTATTCGCGCAGGGTCACCAGGACCTTGTCCTTAACAATGTTGCGTGCGGAAGCGGTGCCGAGGGTCTGATCGGCGGTCCGCTCACGGGACTCCTTGGTGCCAGGCTTGCCCCAGAAGCGGTACCGGTCGAGCTGAACTGTCTGCCCGGGTTGCTTACTGAAGTCATGTACGACCACGGGCTCTACTGCCATCTCAATGATGTAGGCCGGGTGGGGTCGATACAATTCCGCACCAAGAAGCTTCGGAAAATCATTATCAATCCACATTTGGGATTAACTCCGTAAGCTAAAAGGTTTATAAGCGACTTCGACTTAGTCGCATAAATAAATAGTAGTAATAATTGCTATACTCTTATTTAGGTACCCCATAATTCTAGGCTATATGGAATTTATTGACAACAAAGAATGGATACCTGTTCATACTTTGCCAGGTTTCGAGTGCTGTATTGAGTATTACGTCAATGATATTGGAGACGTCAAAAGCACTAAAGGGCGTATTGAACGTATCCTCAAGCAGAAGATAAGCAAGGGTGGTTATCCTTGTGTGAATTTAACGCAACGAATTGGCAGACGCAAGTTGGTTACTGTGCCTGTACATACTCTGGTGGCGTTTGCTTTCTGTGGCATGCCCCCTACTCCTTATGGACGTACTAAAGGATGTAGTGTCGTCAAACACATTAATAAGGATAAGACTGATTGTCGTGCTGTAAATCTGCAGTGGGTAAAACGTGCGGAAGAAAAGATGACTAAAATAGAAGAAGGTATTCAATAGAAACTAATGGCCGATAGACTTATTTACAAGGGCGGCGCAACTGTGGTAGATCAGTCTGGAACTGGTATGCAACTCGTTCTCCCTAAGCGTGGTGGCTCTGTTAATAAGTTCCCGCAGTGGTGGAACGTTAAGAAGAGCGTTAAGTATATTGAGTGTGCAATCTTCAGTGTCCTTCTGGACAATGGAAGCAGCTGTCGCTTGATTGTGCCACACGTCGATCCTGGTATGACCTTTGAAATCAGGCATGACGGCAATGGTGAATTCACTTTCCCTATGGTTAATAAAGGGAAAATTGACCGTGTTGCTGTTGTGCAGCCTGACAGCAATGATCTGATTGTTGAGTATCAGTTCTCTAAAATCTCTGGTGGTTCAGTACTAAAGCGTACTGTCGGAAGCTTCCCTGCTGGTGATCCCGTTACCTTCACTGGTTATACAACTTACTCGGGCAACGCTCAAGTTGGTACAGACCTTCAGATTTTCGCTGCTACTTACACAGGCGGCGTCAATGTCAGCTCTGTCCAAGTTAAGCTTCAGCAGAGTGCTAATGGTACAAGTGGTTGGACTGACGTATCTGCTCTGACTAACTCTCCAGATGTACAAAACCTTGGAGCAGCACTGGAAGGTAAGTATCTCCGTGCCATCACTAGCGTCACTGATGATCTTGGCACTGTCACCCAACCTTCGGAAACAACTCTTGGTCCTGTTGGACCGTCTGCTTTCGCGGTTGCGTTGGCTAACGCTACCTTCTCTTACGCCGTAACTGTTGTAGATGACAACGGTACTAACGTCTATGCCTTGGATGGCAATAACCAAGCAGGTATTACAGGTTCCGCAGGAGATACATTCCACTTTGATCTCTCTGATTCTTCCCTGTCAGTGCATCCGTTCAAAATCTACACTGATGCCTCTAAGACAACTGAAGTTACTGTAGGCATTGAGC